ATTGCAGAAAGTTCTGCATTGTGTGAAACTTGCATTAATTTCATTTTAGGATATTTACCAATCATCCATGCAGGAAAATAAATGGAAGCAAATTCAGATTTAGTATGTCTAGGAGGCATATTTACAATTAATCTTCCTTTTTTATTTGCTGCTATTCCTGTAAATTCTTTGGCTATGATTTGATGATGCCCCCAATCATCTGGGTTTTTTTCTGTTTTACAAATAAATTCAGGCCAGACGTTTTTTACAAAATATAGGAAGTTATCCTGACATAATTTAATATGTTTTATCCAGGTTCTTTCGAGCCTCAAACGTAGGTCGTCTGTAGATAATAAATCAGTGGACTTTGACATAAATCAATTTTCTATTGGGACCCTTTTTTTATGGGTCCTTTTTGTTTTACCATATACTACATGTATTTGTCATACAAGGTTATGACTAAGATCGTTTTGTTTGGGCTAAAACGGTGGCAAAATTTTACAAATTTTTTTTCGTTTTTTAAAAGTGGTTGGTACCTCTATAGATTTAAGAAGGGGGGGGCGTGGCCCAGCAATCCCGGGCCACGTTGGAGAAATTATAAACTATCTAAATACCACTTATTTATCTGATCATCATCAGCATTTTGTAGAGCCCAGTTAATTAATTGCTGGTCCAGATTATTCCATAATCCATTTTTTATGACCGCAATTTTATCTGCTCTTGTGCCGTGTCGACTATGTTTTGGATCAGTCTTTTTTACATGATGCAATCTAATCATGTAAGTTTTAGGATAAGTTTTTTTGAAGGCATCCCATTCTATTTTATTCCATCCGCTCGGTATCATATTTTTTTTTCTCCGTTGTTATTTCTTAATGTTGTTTATAACTTCTGGTGAATTAAGCGCAACTTTAGTTGGTACCCACATTAAAGGACCGGTAAAAAGTTGATTAGCAATTTTCATTCCCTTGCCAGTGAATGGACATTTAAATTTCATTCCCCAACCAACATCTTTAAAATTCATTCCGTTCAAAGATGCAACCTGGAACATAGAATGCTTAACGCCTTCAACGTAACAAGAAGGTATTTCAGTTGAATAACCAGCATAAATTACTTCATACTGTTTTTTTAGTTCAGAATTATAAACTTTAGATTCTGTAACCATTCCCAACCATTCCTCAAAAGATGGAATATTTTTATATTTTTTTTCAGTCATGTTTTTTTTCTCCGTTGTTGTTTATGAATCCTTTATATCTTATCTAGATAAGATAAGCAAGACCCAATGTGTTCATTTTGGGTCTTGCTAGTTTAGAATGATTCTAAAGAATCCAGAGCAGCCCGCAAATAATTAAAGTTAATGTCCACGGCCTGAAATAAATAAACCTGATCAGGAATCCAATCAAGTTATCCATTAACGAATCCTCCCGCAGCTGCCTTCTTTGCAGAACCCTTAGCCAGTAACCCAACAACCACGCCACGCGGATCTAAAAATCTCAGGTCATGTTTATCACCATCAATCACTCTTTTACCCTGAAATTTTTTTGGCAGCTTATCTTTAAAAACATAGGCCACGTTGTGACCTGCTGCCAGAGCTGCTGCGCATTCAGTGTTATTAGATCCAGATGCTGAAAAAGTTATTTTATAATTTTTTAGATTATGATCCAGGTGATTGTATACCTTAGTATAATCATAAAAAATAACGTCCTGGTGATCCTGCATCAGGTTACTGAATCGATGCCAGGCTAAATCGGACGTCCCATTGAGTCGAACCGCAAATTTATAGCCTTGAGACCTTGCCCGCTTTTTTAATTGTGCAATCTCCAGGCTTAGCTGCTCCAGGAATTTTTTCCGGTCCTTCCAAAATAAATTAGTTTTATTTATTCTGGCCTGCTGGACCGAATTCATCTGGCCACGGCCCGATGTATTCAGGCAGAACGCAATGCATTCTTTACTGGCCTTCGGGCAAACATTTTTGCCCGAAAGCTTATACGGCGCTAAATGGAGAATGGCGGTTTTATAACCGAATTTTTCTCCCTTAGCCATTTTAGTTTGACTATAATAATTTAAGAGCGGCATTAGTCTAATAACGTGTAATATTCATTAGTAAAATACTTTTGAAAAAATACCCGTCCTTTATTCATTGTTTTAGCTGCGTCTGTTATTCCAGAATTGTACAGCTGCTCCGATCCCTTTATTACATCATAAACAGCTGTAGCAAATTTTGGCAGAATTGCTTTTTTTCCAGTGAATTGATTTTCTACCGTCTCTAGCTCTTTTGCTGTTTTAGGGTTCACGTAAATATCAAATGGAATTTTTATTTTTTTTCCATCAAAATTTACAATTGTATTTTTTTTCATTTTTTTTCCTTCCGTTGTTTTTATCTTATTACGATAAGATGGTGACACCTGTCAACTAATTTTTTATTTTTTTTTTATTCAGGGCCCGGAGCTGCAGCTCCGGGATTCTTTTTTATTATTCCATAATTTTACCTCCCACTTTATATATACCCGCTTAAATTTTTTTTTCTAAAAGGTTAAGAAAAAGATAACGCAAAATCGCCCATAGCGATTTTCGCCCATTACATTTTTCGAGGTTTGGATTTTAAGGTTAAGAAATAGAATAACGGCACACGCCCATAGGAACTTCGACCGTTAAATTTTAAGGTTAATATAAAACACACGCGCCAATGCCCATAGCAACTTCGACCATTAAATTTTAAGGTTAAGAAACAAAACCCCGAAGTCGCCGTTAGGCGACTTCGGGGTTTTAATATTCGTGAGGCGTGGTTCACGCCTCACGGTCATTTAAATTTTATTTTTTCACAGCGCCAACGCATACAATCAAAGTGTAAGTCTAGCGTTCCGTTATCATCAACGCCCTCAGCAACAAGTTTCACGACCCTCGACCCTTGTAACTCATATAGTTTTAGCTGTCGCAAAGAGTGATCTCTTTGCAAGATAAATGAGCGACCGCCATTTCTGAAATGTCTGTTGTGCCAGTTGATTTGGTACTTTGAAAGACCACAATTCTTGATACTATTAGATTTTAATTCTAACCAAATTGATTGACCATTTATTAACCAATAAACATCTGGAATTCCATTGATAGTATTACTTTCTATGCGAAAAATTTGACCTTTTAACTTTAATTTTTTAATGCGTTTCCACAATAAACTTTCACGCTTTTTCATAATTTCTTTTAAGTCAAGAAACTTAATCAATCAACAAAAATATTACTACAAAAAACGATATAAAATAAAAGATTAATAATTCTGTTTCTATTCCAAACATATCAATTAGTCTTAATTATTGCTCTAGTTATGCCCTCTTCATCAGTTTTATAACGAACAAAATCAAATACTTTTAAATGTTTCAATAATGCTGGTTTGTTATACAATAGCCCTCTACCCTTTTTTTGATTACCTTTAGCTATTTTCACCCACATTTTTTCAACAACACCACCCAGATCAAACCAAACATAAACGAGATTATGATAATCTACCTCGAATTTTTTTATTTTGAAATATTGCTCTTTGCCGTGTTTTTTACAAGTGAACACTACATTTTTTTCTTCTTCGTACATTATTTTTTTTCCTGTAATCTTTTAATAAATTTAGCAACTTGCTCACAAACTATTATTGTTGTTATATGCCTGGTATTATTTAACTGGTCATTGTCTTTGCAATAATCTTGAAACAAGTAATCTCGCGATTTATTGGCTGAGTTATTAACATATTCAAGTACCTTATCTAAATCACTATTTGCCATATCTTAACCCGTCAATCCTTTCTTCATGTTGTTGTTTTTCAACTTCTCTTTTTGCGTCTTGATAGTCTTGCTCACTATGAACTCTTAAAAATGAAGCTCTACTCATCAATTTATAATCTCTCATAATTTCAGCTATATGAGAACTATAATTTGCCATTAATTAAATCCTTTCTAAACTTTTTAAATAGTTTTATTGCCTCTTTTTTAGTGTAAAAATAATATACTTTTGTTTGTAAATATCCATTTATAGTTTCTGATATTCGCCAAGCACCTTCGTTATTTCTGTCTACTACCATTAATACCTCTTTTATGTTTCAAAAATCTTTCAACATGCTGACCTTGTAAATGCACTTTTGAAAGTGGTTTTGGTTTAATTGCACCAAGCCCATCATTATATTTAATGGGCTTGAGTTTTGCTAAAAGTTTGAAAATCATACTCTTGTTGTTTTCAAAGTTGTTGCTGTTGTTTCCGTTTTATATTGCTCGTATAAGTCGGAATTTTCAGACTTGAACTTCTTACTATCAAAAATACTTCTTAAAGTTTTTTGAACTTCAACCATAATCTTTGATTTTTTATGTGTGAAAAGTTTTTTATCTGTTTTCATTTTCTCTAAAATAAATGCTTTTCTTAATTTATGCACTTTCGAGATTTGTTTAATTATCTCATCATCTTTAGAGTGTTCTAATACAATTTGCGCTAATGGTTTAGCACTAAATTGTTCCATTTGTTTTTGTTCCTTACTATTCATTGTTTCTACTCCTTTGTTAGTTTTAATAATAGTTTTGAACATATTTACTTATATCTTATTTAAATGGGAAATGTAAAGATTTATTTGTGTTCATTTTGGGTCAAGCAGGTAAGGTTTTTTTGTAGCCACAACCTATTTACTGACAAACCCACTCAACCCGTCTTTGTTCATAATGGGTTTTCCACAGAACAAAATTAGTACTTACCAAGAACAAGAATAGACAACTTTATTTCCTTTGTCTAATTCTGTGAGTACCCAATCGCAAAACTCTAAGTCTTGCTTTTCATACTCTTTGACGCTCTCCTCTTGGAATTGATGACCCCAAAAGAAACCACCATCACAGAAAGAATTTGAATAACCATTTTTTACTTCTTCGCGAAGTTCTTTGATAATGGCACTATCTAATTCAAGTTCCGCCAATCCATTAAACTCTTCAGCGTCTGGATTGCGTTGGTAAAAAACATTTTGCATAAATGTTTGAAGTCTTGCGTGTTTTCGCCAAACAAACCCATCTCTTTGAGGTTGATACTCATCAGAATAAACTTTTTTAAAGTCTATGTCTTTATGTCTTATATGTGCGAATTGATCTAACCCCATTATTCACCCCCTTGCGTAATTTTCAAAGTTTTTTCAGTAGGTATAGAGATAGCAATATTTGATTGTTTACAAATATTTTGTAAAGTTTTCAAAACTTCACTTCCTATCATATCACTATGCAAAACGTCTTTAGCTTGTTCTCGCCACTCTTCAATTTTTTGTAGATCTTTGGCTTTAGGCGAAGCATAAAACGCTTTTTCAACCTCTTGATGACAATTTTCTTTAAGTTTTTCTTCAAGTTTTTGATCCATACTACAAGTTCCATCAATGTCGGAAAACTCAAAAGAGGGGCAACGATTGTCCCATTTTCTAGACCTTTCCCATTGTTTAAACTTTTTTTCTATTTCAGCGTAAGCGTTTGAAACTTTTTGCAATAGATCATTTTTCTTTTTGTCATTAGAAAGAATAAAGTCGTTAAAATCTTTCTGTACTTCAACAAGTTTTTTGAGGTGCTTTTCAATACCTAAAATTTTAAGAAATTTTGGATATTGTTTTTCGCTTTTTTCGTTTATCTCATTGATAAACATACTCTCAATATCTTGTTTCTTTTCATCAAATTTATTTTCAATTTTATTATTCCAATAAATCCGATTGTCTTTGCTTATTTGTTTTTGTGTCATTTTTTACCTTTCATTGTTTAGTTAATGAAAGCTATATATGGGATATGATAAGATATGTCAAATTAAAAATAATAGAGTAAGAATTAAAATAAGTAGAGTAAGAGGATAGAAATAAATAAGTCTAATTAAGAAACCAATAAAATTTTGCATAAACTATATATAGTACAAAAAATTTTTTATACAACTAAATCTTCTTAATTTTTATAACATTTGAGTTAGGAATAATTGTAGAATTTCCAACTTCATCAATTTTTTTTGGGTCTTTATCGTTTATAGCGTAATCACCAAAAATTCTAGTAATACCACCAGTTTGAGAAAGTAAATGCCCTTTCGTAATACATACAGCCAACTTAGATGTTTTTAAATCATCTAAACTTATCCAACTCGGATCACTAACAATATCATGCCAACGACACTCAACCATAGGATATTTTTCAATATCAATTTTTTTCTTTTTATTGATCTTAATTTTTTTTCTCATATATTTTGCCCATGGTGATTTCCAAGGTTAAATTTTTTTCCCATAGCAATTTCCAAGGTTACATTTTTTTCGCCCATGGTATTTTTCAAGGTTTTACTTTTATTTTAACAGTTCCTACACTTGTATTAATTCCTGGATTATGCACTTCATGAAAAACAGTCATAAAGTTTGACCAGTCTTTAGTCTGTAACAGTTTTTTCTGGCGTAACGTCAACGATATTTTTCGCTTCACCAATTTTCTGTTCGAGCTCTGATAAACGTTTCTCAAGCTGTTCACGAGACATACCCTCCAATCCTACATGTTTAACTTCTGATTTATTTACAAACATTTCTGCCATCTGGCCAGATCTAAATTCAGCGTTTACCGCTACACCAAGTTGGCCTTTGTTTTCTGCTTTCTTAGACAAATCATCAAATCTTTTATATTTTCTTAATTTGTCTTTTTCATAAATTTGTAATTCTTTTTGTAGTCTTCTTTCTAAATATCTACACACATGTGGATTCAAATCAGGATTTGTTAATCTGGAAGCTATTTCCATTGGGCCATATTCCTTCTTAGACTCATAACCAGCTTGTTTGGCAGCCTCAACTTTAGTGATTTGGCCCCAATTCTCTACCAGTATATCAACAAAAGCTTTTTGCTTTTTTGTTAACTCAGTCCATGTTTTTAATTCATTCTTCTTTTTTGGCATCTTGACCTATTTATAACATACTTTGAGTTTACCCATATACCCCAAAAGTAGGAAAATATTTTTTAAAAATTAATTTTATATTGTTTGGATCAAGATTTTTCCTAGTTTTCTGGGAATTTTCCTAGTTTATTCCTAGTTATTTTTGACCTAGAAGTGTTTATTTTATTGACTTTTTCCTAGTTTCCTAGTTTTTTGGGCCTATAGAATTTTTTTTAAAATAATTTTTTTCTTAAGAGTGGGTATATAGGAACAGCCTAGCGCTCCATAAATTTTGAACAAAAAATGATATAACGTCTTATATCGTTTGTTCAGGCCTAATTAATCATAATGATAACCTCATATACTATTATATAACCGCACTTTTTTATTTTTAAACTTTTTTTATCAATAGTGGCAATTGTGGCAGAACCGTGACCCGTGGTCCTTGACTGTCTGTATCACTACTACATATACACGCTACACGGGACTTGATTGCCTTATTACACATGTTTATAATAATAGTACATTTGTTTTCATTCCTTTCTAAAAACCCTGGGTTATCAAAATCCAGGGTTTTTTTATTTGATTTATTTATTTTAATACAGTAATGTTTACCTATGTCTTTAATGAAGACTACTTCGTTGTTTAGGTTTAGCGTGGGTTTGTCATCTTTTGCCCACGCTAATTTAACTTACAGTCCTAGAAAGATTCCGCCATGACTAACTCATTGTAAATAATATAAGATTCGTATAAAAATCTCTCATGGCACATATTCAACCAGTCTTCCCAACACCACTGTACATAGATAACATAGATAACGAAATAACAAACGAAGTTATAAATTTCATTAACAAATTCAAACTAAAAGACAATAGAGAAAATTTAATGTCAGAAGTAACTTACGTTCTAGACGAACCTATATTTCAATCATTCAAAATTAAATTAATAGTTATGCTAAAAGAATATTTAAACAGGGTTCTCGGTGTTGATCTTAAAAAGGTACAACCTATAATAACCCAATCATGGTTAAATTTTAATAAAAAGGGGTCTAGTCATCATGCTCATTGTCACCCAAATTCAATAGTTTCAGGGGTAATTTACTTAGCAGCTAATCGCCAATACGACAGTATAAATTTTCATAAACAAGAATATAGCTCACTCAAAATGAATCTAGAAAGATTTACAGAGTTTAATTGTGATAAGTTTTCTTGGAAGGTTGGTAAGGGTGATATTATTCTCTTTCCATCAAGCTTGGTTCATAGCGTAAGCCCTAATACACAGGATCAAACTAGAGTAAGTTTATCTTTTAACACTTTTATAAAAGGTAGTTTAGGTTATGAAACGGAATTAAATAAACTGACTATACTTTAATAGAAACAAATAAAGTAGTTACAACAATCATCTTAGCACTCATGACTTTCTTTCGGGCTTCTTCAACTTTACTTCTAAGATATTTACGTGATTCTTTATCCTTTGCGGACTTTAATTTTTTAAACATTTGCGTGTAATCATTCCATCTCATATGTTTTTCTAAGAAAACGATCGCTTGATTTTTTAAAGCCTTTTTATAATTTAATCTAACTTCATCAGGATCCCAACCGGCCCACCAACAGACTTGTTCAAAGTCATTACCATTAAGAATCCATTCATGTGCATCAAATTTATATACACTAGTCTTACGATCTGCAGCTGTAGCCCTAGCATCTTCTATAGCATTGAGAATAACATAACGCCAAAGTTTCTCCTCTGGTAATTTATGATTATCCGTTATAAGGTCACTAGCAATATTAGTGCCCATAAGTTTTAACAGCTCTGGTGAGTAAATCACGATGGTATCTCTCTTTGTTAGACTTTCTTTGAGAGGCGACCTCGTAATTAATGTGGAGATCCGACAGTAATGTGGTTTTCTCAGCGCCGGTTAATTTATAATCCACTATAAAGTTTTGTAAGGTTTTAAATTCTGTATCTACTTTTTTCATATTTGCATTATACATCATTTTTCTTTCCACCCTCTATTACTTTAAATGGTAATACATCTGCTTGTGGTTCCTTTTCATTACTGTGAATAATAAAGATATCTAGCGCATCTCTGTGAAATCTAAAGTCAATGCCCTCTGCATCGTAACCAAAATTAACACCAGTTAATAAAGAGGATATAATATTTACACCTTTATCATACTGTCTTCTGGGTAGTTTTTTACTTAACAAAACAAGAAATTTTGTTAATTCACTTGGGCTAGTCTTTTTTATTTTCTTTGACATAATTTTCACACATCTCAAATACACTTAACATATCGTCATACGTGACCCGTGATGCGTGATTACTATGTCCTGATCCGAAGCAAAAGATACAGTTAGCAGTGCTCAGAGAACCTCTGACATATCCATTTCCTTTGCATTCTTTGCAAATCGGTGAAGATTTAATAATAGCTATACTCATTTTGAACCTTATTGCAACCTTGATTATTTTGTTACGACTCGACCTGACTTTTCTCTTTTACGATCGGGCCATTTACATTTTATAGTGGTTTTACGATTTTCGCAATAGATTACGATATCATGACCATAAGGACGATCATATATCCAAAATTTTTTAAAATTAGGTAAAGTTAAAAAACTCTCACCATTCCTAGTTTTTTTTGCCATTTGCCCTTTCAATCTTACTCCATAAATAACCTATAATTAGAATTATAAGAAAGTAAGTAAATATCGGATTAATCATTAAAACTAATCCAAAACCTTTTAATACTTCAATAAACATTGAATTAAAAAATTATAGCTCCAATAATTAACCCAACAGTAAACCATACGATTTCTTGCCTATAAACCATATGCCATACATGAAATTTTTCTATATATTTTTTCATTAATCTAAATCATCAAACTTAGGTGATTCGTCTTTATTTTTTAAGATATAATTATTTACAACAAACCAACCTATTACACTCGCTACTAATATTGCACCCATTCCTACAAAAAATAAACCTATCATTTTTTTCTATGTCTTCCCATATACCAATCACCAGGTTCATAATCCCAACGTTTTCCATGATGGCCCCTTATGTCAGCATACCACATTCTAAGTCTTACAATTAATTTTTTAGTTCTTAACCACATCTCTAAATTTTATAAACTCATTCTTAATATATTTCAACAAATCCTCATACTTTTTTTCTGCATCAGTAGACTTAAATTTATTTCTTTCTATACCGTCTACTGATAAAGTTATCTCATCAGTAATTTGGTTATATTCTACAGTAAAACTTTCTTTACCTTTTGTATTGAAAAAAACTCTTTTAATATCTACTGCGGTAATAGTCATTTACTATTACCTTTCTTTTCAAGATCTGCTTTATATTTATCTACACTGGTTCCTTTCTTTTTAGCTTGAAATCCTATGTAGTCGTGCAATATTTTTTGAAACATCGCAGCAGGAGCTCTATACTTATCTGCACAAAGTCCTTTCAATAAAGTATGGTCCTCTTTTCTGATCGCCATACTTTTCCATTTATTTATGTCCATGTCTTTCCTTTCTTTGTTTAATATATTTTAGTAAATCATCAGCTTTAGCCAATTGACAATATCTCAGATAGCAAACTTTCCATCCCGGCCTTGTTTTAGATCTATTCATACAAAACTTAAAACGTTTATCTGCTATCTCTTGTCTTTTTTCCAAACCTGCATAAATTTTACCAACTGGGTTATACTCATTCCATAAATTTAGGGCCACATTATTTGTGTACATAAACTTATAAAATTTTTTCATTGCGTTTATTTTAAGAAGTCTTACGTCCATATTTTTTCTTTTGTTCCTTTGCCCACTTAGCTATTGTATAGTTTCTTTCGATCTTAAAATACTTAGACTTTTTTACTCCAGACAGATAAGCCCTCATAAGATTTATTGTTTCTTCTAATATTTCTTTATCTGTGAGATATTTTCTTTGTCCATGAGCTGAAGATACAAAATTAACTTTAACTTTATAATCGTAACATCTTGGCATTATTTTTTCTCCTTACAGTTTTCTTTTGCAACATTATTTCCTTCTTTCTCTACAAACCATACATATGACCACTCTTTATGATCAGGTGTGCATTTTTTTCCAAACTTAACAGTATATGTGGCAGAGCATGCTGTTAAGAATAAAGCTATGATAGCTACGGTAATTACTGTTAATAATTTAGTTTCCTCAGACATAATTGTCTCCTTTCCTTTTTATTAAACCATTAAGACTCCAGCCATAATGATTAGTTAACTTTACTAATGAATCACCAGACATTCTACAAATGCCGTGTTCATATTTATTAATACTTTGATGTGATACATTTAATATTTTAGCAATGTCAGATTGTAAAAGACCGTTTGCTGTCTT